ACCTTGTACACCAACAGCACCATCTAAATTGATTGCATAATTGCTTGACACATGATTCTGTGCAGCTGAAATGTCTGTAACAGTTAATGTTAATACACCTTCTGTAGAATGAGCACCTGTTCCATTTGCATATGAAACTACTAAGGCATGAATATGATTACCAACATTGTTGGTATCTGCTACGATGACTGTTTGTTCTGGACTATAATCTAAGTCACGATCTGTTGTGTATATAACTAAAGGATCATTTAATGCATAAGTTGATAAGTTTAATGACATTCCTGATGTGGTGTTATATTTGTCACCATCAAGACCTGCGGTACCAGTAGCACCAGTTAAACCTGTTGAACCATCGATACCAGTAGCACCTGAGGCACCATCAATACCCGTTGCACCTGTTACGCCTGAGGCACCATCAATACCTGTCGCACCATCAATACCTGTTGCACCTGAAGCACCATCTGCACCTGTAGCACCACTAGCACCATCAATACCAGTTGCACCTGAAGCACCTCGGATACCAGTAGCACCGCTTGCACCCTGTAAACCTGTCGCTCCTGAAGCACCGTCTAAGCCTGTTGAACCTGAAGCACCTTGGAAACCTGTAGCACCTGACGCACCTTGTGGGCCAGTCGCACCTGAAGCACCGTCAATACCGCTTGCACCATTGATACCAGAAGCACCATCGATACCAGTTGCACCTGATGCGCCTTGATCTCCATTAGATCCTGTTGCACCGGTAGCACCAGATGGGAGTTGGGCTCCTATCCAATTACCATTTTCGTCAATGACGTCTACTGGACCGGTGGCACCATTGCCTACCGAAAGTCCGTTTCTTACTACGAATTTTGAATTATTTGTTGCCACGGTTAAATCTCCTTGATGGTGGTGTTACTTAATTAGGTGAGTACTATACTCTGTTATTTATAATCCCTAAACTTCAATTATTGTTTTTATATATTTTAAAGTCGTCACTGAGCTGTTAGGGGTGTATCTTAGTTCACAAAATCCTGTACCGTCCCATGCTATATTACTAATCAGTTGTAAAGGTGAATGACTCTCTACTGTTGTTGCTTGGAATATACCAGCTGATACTTCATGGAATGCTGTATTTAATGTTATACTATATGCACCTGAGTTTAAAGTCATAGGTGTACCACCGATTGCAGATAATAAAGCTTGCATGACTATATTACTTGGTGTTGAGATCCTTAGTGTTGTACCGTTCCAGTATGACATGCCTCCATCAATATCTGGAGATGAGTAGTTATTCACTATTGGTGAGAAGTATGTATTGAAAGAACCTAATGCGGTACCAATACTACCATATTGTGTTAAGAATACGTTCTCATTACTGTTTAATAGTCTTAGTTCACTTGCATTATAACTTGAACCTGATGTCTCTTGCATCTCATATTTAATACTTCTTACTAGTGTGATGTCTACTAGGTCGATTAATGTCTCATCAGTAGAAGATGTTGTTAGTGTAAATGTCTCGATGATACCTACACCAGTAGCACCATCATTACCAGCTATACCGGTAGCACCTGTTAAGCCTTGTGCACCTGTAGTACCTGGAATACCAGTAGCTCCATCACGGCCAATATAACCTGAAGCGCCGCCAATACCTGATGCACCTTGTTGACCACTTGGTCCTGTTGCACCACTTGCACCATCTATTCCAGCACCAGTAGCACCTGTTAAACCTGTCGAACCACTTGCACCTTGAGAACCTGCTGAACCTGAAGCTCCGATACCTGATGCACCTTGTACACCTGAAGCTCCATCACGACCTATATAGCCTGATGCACCTGTAAGACCTGTTGCACCAACATTACCTTGTTGTCCTGTAGCACCATGACTGCCTTCACCTATACCAGAAGCACCTTGAGGTCCAGTAGAACCTGTAGCTCCGTCTTGTCCGATATAACCAGATGCACCGGAAATACCAGATGCGCCCTGTGGTCCTGTTGAGCCATAGCCACCAGCTCCAGCTCCTGATAGACCTTGTATCCCGACCGCGGTGACTTCTACGTATGTATCTCCTAATGCCATATTCTTTTCCTAAGCTGGATCTGTCTTTGTTATTTGTGGTGTGAAGATAATGATACCTTCTGAAACTCTTAATCTTTCGCCAAATGGTGACTCTACTTCTACGTCATACATATATCTACCAGGTTTGATAGCATTAGTACTAGCATTAGTCAATGATAACCTAATCTGACCACCAGTGATGGAGTATATAGTTGCATTAAAGTCTATATGTGTCTTTGAGGCATAAGACTTACGAATATATGATTGCACAGTAAAACCATCAAGGTTTAGAGGCAACCCATCAGACCCTTTAACTGTGATTACGGCTCCAAAGTTGGAGCCGGTATCGATATAAAAATTGGTTATAGCTGCCATAGTCTATTTATCTCAACTCTACCCATCGTTGAACTCCAATAGTATATTCTGAATGACCTATATCTTCTGGTTCATAGTGATGGAACTCAATACGATACGTTGATCCTGCAGGTACAAAAAAGTTTAAGTTTGTAACTCTGTATGCTCCCCAATATGGATCAGGGATATATTCTTCCCATACGATCTCTTCATCTACGACTCCGTAAATAGCGTTAGCTTCTCCTTCACCAACTTCTCCAGCATACGTTGATGATGTTATAGTAGCATTTACCCATATTAAATTAGCTGTGCTATTTGTATATGTAACTTCAGTATCTCTTGAAGAAGTAACGTTAGAATAAGTTTGACCTTCACCAAATCCAGCAGCAATCGTAGTAGAACCGCCGAGTGCTACAGTACTTCCATTGATAGTTATTGATGAGTTGGTTAATGATGAGTTAGGGATATTTGTTACTTTAGAACCAGCAAGACCTGTGATCCATGCTGGGTTACCGTATGAATTTGAGGTGTATACACCGTTTGTTACTGTACCAGCATTACCTGTTACATTACCTGTCACATTGCCTGTGACGTTACCAATGACATTACCTGTGTGTAATCCTGTTGTGTTACCTGTTACATTTCCAGTTACGTTACCTATGATGCCGTTACCTTCGTCGTTTACTGCACCATGATGTACACCATATGTTTGACCTGTAACGTCTCCTGTAACAGGTCCTGTGTGTAAGCCTGTAGTATTACCAGTTAAGTTACCAGTCACGTTACCTGTAACATTGCCAAGTAATGGTCCTGAGAAAGTTACTGCGGTGATGGTTTGACCTGCAAAGTTACCTTCGCTGTCTCTTGATACTATTGAATAAGGACCATTTGTATATGAAGGACTTAAACCAGTCAATAAGTCAGCATCAAGGCCAGAACCTGTACCATCCACAGTCTTTAACTTAGTTAAGATCTTTTCTGCAGTATACTCTGTTGTTAAGAGACGTAGACCTATATCAGTATTTAAGTTGAGGAAGTTATTATCCATCTCCTCAATGGTAAGTGGTGATTCTTTACTTGCCCTGGTTTTTATTGTTGCCATGTTTAATGCCTTTGTAGACTAGTATTTCTATTATTTATAATGTTTTATAACGATTAACTGCAGCGTCTTTATATCTTATCTTCAATTCTTCAAAAAATTTGACGTCATCCTCAGTTAATTCTACTGAGTCTATATTTTTCCTATATTGTTTAGCAAAGTCTTCTAATTGACTAAAATCACCCATATACTTAAAATTTTGTGTGACATGTCTAGTATCATATGCATCCATGATCATATGGTATCTGTCTATATTAGAATCATTCCTGATCTGATGCCAAATATTAACCCACACCATGTACGCTGATCCAACTTCCATATGAAGGTGCTTACCTTGTGCTATGAATACAGCTTTTGGATCTGACCATAAAGGTATATGTAATCTAGCCATGTATTCTGTAGTGTCTTTATCTCTATGTACAAGACTCTTACCACCGGCTTTAAGACATGTTATCCTTACTCTCCTTGGAGTAAGACCTAGTTCTTCTATCTGATTAATAACCTTTTGTATTTCACCAACACAAGCTTGAGTAGGTTTATTATACTCTAAACTATGCGCTACATTTAGATACTTAATTGCTTTACCTTTTAATGCTATATCTGGAAATATCTCATCTAGTACTTCACCTTTTTCGGTCTGAAAAGTTTCCCATTCATCTTTCCAATCACCCGTATAATTAGTAATACTCCATCCACCAAATCCATGATACCTTGGAGTTTCAAACTCTTCGCCTTGAATAATCTGATCACCTAAAGTAAATACACTATTTGTTACTTCTTGTCTTAGCTTTTCAATATCAATATTCAAATCAATTTTTTCATAAAACATGATATAAGTCCTTATCTTTATTGTTTAGCTTTCCATGCTTCCCAGTCAAGGTGAATTTGATCTGTACTGTTAGGATCTATAGTAATATCTATGATAGATATAGGATTATAAGGATCTACTAATACCTTATCAATTATATCTTCGTATTCTTCTACCATTTTAAAAAATCTATCTTTATCTTCTGGTGATAAAGCTACAGCTCTAGGAATAACACCTTCAATAAGATAGTGTCTAATATGGTCCCATCTATATACGATGTCTATACCATCAACAGCTATAGTCTTTACTACAACGTTTTCTAAATCAGCCATTATACTTGTCCTCTAACTAGTGATTCGTTCTTTTTACTAAATAAATTACCTGTCTCAATGATTATCTTTAATGATATGAATATGAACATCATCATGCAACCTGTGCCGAATCCTGGTGCTTTTTTACTTTTGCCAAATATACTTTGCCATAGATTAACGACTTTACATATTCCTGTACCAGCCAACATCAAGACGTGTCCGATCTTATTAGTTTCTTTTCTTGCACCCATCTTATACGCCATGTATTCTGCCCATGGTGTGGCTATATCTGTAGCCCAACGGATAGCAAAGTTTTTAAATCGTTTACGACTCTCTACTTCAGGTAACCATGGTAACATGTTTGGACCATCTCCATTCATCCAATCCACTACTATCTGAGCCCATGCGATGTAACCATTATACACATCTGGATGTTTTACTTTTAATAGTTCACCGTATGCCTGGTCAGCTTCAAATATGTCTCTAGGTAATAAGCCAAGTTGATATAGTTTTGTACATATGATCTTACCGCAAGCACAGTTACAGTTACAGTTATATGAGAAACAATTTTGATCAGCTGTACAGTTATAGGTAGTTCCACAGTTACAATTTGTCTGTAAATATGGTTGAGCATCACAATTAAGACAGTCGACGGCTGTACAGTTTGCTGTAGTACTACAGTTAATATTTCCACAATCACAATTTACACCAGCAGCATTGTCATTATTACAATTACCTTCTGTAGTATTTTGGAAATAAGCTGTTCCATAAAATATATTCATGTTAGGTTGTGTAGGACGTATTGATGGTTTAACCTTATCATTTAAAAATGAAAGGCTAGATGAATAGGTGCTAGCTAGACCTACTTCGGTATTAACGTCACTTACTGCTATCGGACCTGATGATTGTAATGTCATATCTTTCTACTCTTAAATAGTTGTTTCAATCTTAGATTTACCATATACCTCAATGTCATCTATCTTCATTACTTTTTCGCTGACTACTTTAATAGGTATAATACGTTTTACTTCTTTTTCTTTATGTTCGTATACAGTACCAAATATGTCTTGTCTCTCTAATGGTAATGCATCGTTCTTAATCAGTGTTGGCATATATCCAGTCATCTTATGTATAGCTAAGGCAAACAGTGCAACATTGTCTGAATAAGCATTAGCACATGATATGTCCCAAAACTTCTTATCAAGGAACATACATGCACCTTGACAAATATGTAATACTGGGCAGCTTGAGCACTCTTTACGATTACTCCAATGAGTAACTGACTTTAACTCAACGTTTGCATAGTCATCTAAGTTACCAGCTAGATGAGACTCATCATTCTTTGATGTCTCTAATGCACTAACGTTTTGGCATGTCAATACATTGCCTCTTAGATCTACAGCGATGATATTTTCATCATCCATACCACACTTTTGACCTACATATTTTGCATTTCTATGAGCTAATACACTTTGTGTAAAATTATCAATCTTAGCTAATTGTCCAAAGAAACCTATCTTACCATCAGTCTCTAATATATCAGATACAGATAATCTTCTAAATTCAAAGTGCTCTTGCAAAGATTGTAATGAATTTGTAATCCCATCTTCGTCATATGCATCTACTATAGCTCCTTCACCCAACCTAATATTCTCGTCACCAGTTAATTTTACGAACCAATCGTATATTGCTTTACGACTCTTATTCTTTGAATTTAGCATCGAATTGAAACTAAACCCTTTACCCAATCTTGTCATCATCTTATAGAAACCTAATATGGTCTCTTTTGCTTTAGGATCATCAAATGGATCTGGACCTCTAACAGATTGTCCTGGACCATCATGTGATATAGCAACCGAGAACTCCATCATCAATAACCAATCGATGATATCATCAGTTAAGATAGATCCGTTTGTAATCATACTAAATGCTGGTTTCTTTTCCCACGATGAAAACTTTTCTTTCATCGCTTCAGCAAGAGGTTTAAGAGTCTTCCAGTATACTAAAGGCTCTCCACCCCAAAATTCTATTTTTAAACCTTCTTTCTCATCAAATTCTAATACATCAAGTTTCTTAATGAACTCAGCTATATCGTCTTTATTAGTTTCAGGTGCTCGTTCTACAAACTTTTGTGAACAGTAGTCACATGAATAGTTACAACTTAATCCCATTTGAATCTTTAACACGCGTATCTTATTAGACTTCTTAAGTGGATGATCTTTATCAAAAGATGTATATTCTTTTAGATACTGATCTGGTATCTTTGGCTTATCAGAAAATTCAAACACGTTTCCTTCAGCATCTTTTAATATATTTTCCATATTGTCATAATAGAAAACTTTAGTATCACCAGCACTACGCTCAGCATGTATTTCAAATATCATTATATAATCCTTTAATTATTTAGATTTCAATGTTTCAACTTCAGCTTTTAATTCTTTAATCGCTTGTATTAATAAAGGAACTATTAGTTCATACTTAACAGCTTTATATCCTTCTAAGTTTGTTGCTACAACTTCAGGTAATACAGTTTCGATCTCTTGTGCAATTACACCAACATCGTTCTTACGAACAAAATATCCATCTACTCCACCACGTCTTTCTATCTCTGTATCTTTCCAATCAAATGTAACACCATTGATTTTATCTATCTTTTGTAAAGCATTTTCAATTGGTGCAATATTTTCTTTTAAACTTCTATCTGATGTATAGTATGCAGTAATATTATCAGTAGCTCGTATCTCACCAGCATTTCCGGCTGCTGTACCTACACCAAGTGAACTAACTTGTGTATTTGCAAATGTAACAGCAGATGATGTAAGTACTGGTTGGCCAATAGCTATAGTACCTGATACGTTAGGCACAGTTAGTGTTACTGTTGAAGTTGTAGATATATTAGATAACTGTAAGTTTAATACTTTTGTAGTATCAACGTCATCTGTAATAATAAACTTATTATCTCTAAATGTTTGTGTACCTGTCCATACATTATTACCAGATTTTGTACCAAATCCTGGAGTGTATGATGAACCTAGTGTATATGTTACAGCGTCAATGTCAATTGTGCTATTAACTAGTTTAGCATTAGAGATTGAACCTGCAAGCATTGTATTAGTGACTGTACTAGTATCTCCTGTAGTCACTACAGTACCAGTAACGTTAGGGATTGTGATAGTCCTATCTGCAGTAGGATTAGTAACTGTTAGTGTAGTCTCATATGTATCATCAACAGAGCCTTCAAATGTAATATTTTGGGCAGTACCAACGTATAGACCAGCATTAACTAGAGTTGCAGTGATTGTACCAGCTGAGAAGTTACCAGATGAACGAGTAACAACAGTGTTACCTGTGGTGTCTGTGCTAGATGTGTTTAACCCATCAAGTAAGTCTGCATCAAGGCCTGAACCAGTACCATCCACGTTCTTGATCTTTGTTAGTACATCAGTGTCTTCATAATCAGTAGATAATACACGTGTTTGAATATCAGTATTTAAGTTACTAAAATTTGTATCGATCTCTGCATTAGTAAGAGGAGAATTTTTAACTCCTGTTGCACCAGTTGCACCTAATCTAAGTGTTAAGCTTGCCATTTGTTATCCCATTAATGAGTGTTTCTAATTTATTTATTCGATCCACCAAAGCATCTATCTTGTCTTCTTTTTCGGCGATCTTACCTTTGATAGCTCTATACTTTTGTAGCTTAGACATGTCTGTCTCTAAGATAGCTCCAGTACTACTATCCCTAACCAATGACTCTTTTTCTACGGGTATCTTCATATTAACTATCCAATGCAATGATTCTTAAATCTCTTAACTTAGGTGTATTAGCTTTACTTGATGATAACAACACTATCTTGATTTGGAAAGTATTAAACCTTGGAGATATAGGTGCATCTTGAGGGACTCCATAAGAATCAAACGCTCCAGCTGGGAAGAATCTATGTTCTTTAAAGTCGTAGTTGGACAATGAAGAAGCAACAGCAGACTCTAGATTCATTAATACCCAATTTTCATCAGTGATTGGAGTATTCTTTTCTGCAGGAAGAGTCTTGTAATAGACTTTAACGTCTGTACCGGCAGGCTTATTAATATCCACTGTAACGCATAGGTTAGTAGCTTCAAATCCTGATGCTAAATTAATTGGCTTAGTTAAGTATCTTGCTAGAGCTGTACCGCCTGCATTAACAGAAGCTTCTCCTGATGCATCATTATTAATACTGTTAAGAGCAGTAACTACTGATAAACTTGCTGCATCAATGACCGGAGATACTAATGAACTTTCAGTTGTTAACATTGCTTTTAATCTCAATGATGGAGTACCACCAATACCTGCAGCTGCTGCTAGACGTTTAATGTATGAATAATTAATATCTTGCATTACATTGAATGAAGCCCATTCAGTATCAAATGTTGTATCTTGATTATATGCTTTTGCTGACCAAACTACGTTTGTGCCTGTAGGCAAGACTGTCGAAACATTAGTAAATAATGTTTGATAGTCATATATCGTAGCAGGATCTTGAATAGTAAATTCTGCTGTGCCTGAAGATACAAAGTTTGCACGCTTGATTTTAAACTTAAGATCTTTATTTTGATCTGCTTCCCATGTAGAAGAATTCTGCGATTTAAACAATGAACCAATGTACGGTTGTTTGTCAACCTTTGTAGTACCACCTAAGATTGTACCACCCATTTCTGAGATATAAACTTGATATTCACCAGTTTGTGCAACTAATACGATCGCATATTCACCTGGAGTTAGGTGAACTGGATTATCAAACTTAAATGTAGTTGCAGGCTGTATAGCATCATTTGTAGATGTTGTACCACCACCTTGAACGTTTACTTGTTCTGGTTTAAGAATGCTTTCAGAGAATGGGATAGTCCTAGATGATTCTGGATAGCCATTAACTGTTCTACGAATTTCCATAGTTACAGGAACTGTAGCAGATTTAGATTTAAAATAAACATCAACTGATGATAGGTGGAATCCTTGTGGATTTGCTCTAGCATCAACTAAGAACGTTTGACCTAATGGATCATACCAATAGCTAACTTGAGTTACTGTCTTTTGATTTTGTAATGATCTTGTTGTAAGAATCGTTTCTTGTTTAGTTTGTAATGTACCGATAGCAGTATACTTAGTCTCACCGATAGATTCTTGAGCTTCAGTATCATTAGTTGAGTTATCGATTAATCTAATAGTCCTCTCACCAGTCTTAAACGTATTAGCTGGGATCTGGAACTCAAAGGCAATATTACCGTATTCATCTGGAACTAAGTTACCACCTAATGAATATGTAGTAACTGCTGTGACTACGCCATAACCTGAACCAGTTAAACCAACTACATACTTTCCAACCGCTATAGTACCTGCAGTATCATAAACACTTAATAGGCGTTTAGTTGCGTCTGTAGTTGAAGGTTGAGAATATAAGGCCGCTTTTGCAGTACCGGTCTCTGTACCTGATGCTGAACCAGTCCTAAATGATAAGTGTTCATGCACACCTTGTCTATCATCAAATAAAGTGCCAGTATGATTTTGAACTTCAATCAATGTTAATGGTTTGATATATGATGAGATGCTTGTATTCTCAATAAATGGATACAATTTAGTTTTAGGTTTAAAGAGTTTTGATACACCTAAGACTGTATTTGCTCTAATGAATGGTACATATTGAATATCAACTACGTTTGTTCCTAATGTAGAAGTAGTAGAATCACCGATGATTGTAGCTACAGTAGTAGTTGAACTTCCACCTTGATACACACTCCACCCGCCATTAGTACTAATATTGGTATTATTAACTATATCTGCCGCATCTGCTAGTCTAATATCAACTACTTTGTTAACTGCAGGTAGATATTGCGTATCCACCCATTGATCAAAAGCTGGTTCAAGTACTATAGAACCAACAAAACGTAACACATTAAATGGGTTAATATTAATATACGTTGATGATATTGGTTGATCTATAGCAGTAACTTCAGTATAACTAAGAGTTACTAAATCTCCAGTCTTTGCTGTACTTGTTAATGTTGATGTGTCAAATTGACTAAATTGTACTTCAAATGGAGCTCTAAGTTCTTGACTAAGAGGGTCTATTGCAGTAGCAAAATCTGGATCTGCAGCTTGAGCTATAGAGTTTGCATTATAATTTGATGCAGCACCACCCCAATTATTTGAACCATTAAACCATGCATTCCACCAGCCCCAACGTCTTTGTGACCAATTAGTTGCTGAAGCTGCAAAGATGTCAGCTGAAGTAAATGCATCAACTACAAAACCGTTCTTAAACTTCTCAAAGTTTGTTGCATCTGGGATAGATGTATCTTTTGCTTGTTTCTCTAATAGAGATAACTGTGTATAGTATTCAAGGTTACCGATACGTTTTTCTAAACGTCCAATATCTCTCATAGTATAACGTTTG